AACACCGACTCCAACTCCTACTCCGGTAGTACCTACTCCAACTCCTACCCCAACTCCAACACCGACTCCAACTCCTACTCCGGTAGTACCTACTCCAACTCCTACCCCAACTCCAACACCGACTCCAACTCCTACTCCGGTAGTACCTACTCCAACACCGACTCCAACACCAACACCGACTCCAACTCCTACTCCGGTAGTACCTACTCCAACACCGACTCCAACACCAACACCGACTCCAACACCAACACCTACTCCAACTCCAACACCTACTCCAACTCCAACAATTAGTTGGTTTGGGTATAATCTAACCCCAGTATCTGATGATGCTTATTGTACTACTGCTGGCGGTGATATAACAGCTTATAAAACTAGTGGTGGATCACTTGAAATAAATGATAATTTATATGCATCTCAAAATACAGGAGATCCATTATCATCTGGAACTTATAGGGATGGAACTTGGAAATACTATGTTAATACTGGACAAATAACAAATAAAGTTGTTTGTATCCCACCTCCTCCTCCAACACCGACTCCAACACCAACTCCAACACCAACTCCAACACCTACACCAACACCTACGCCGACTCCAACTCCTACTCCAGTAGGACCTGAATATGCACAATTCTATGGATGTTCAGCAGGAGCACCATATTATATTGAAGGTGTTGGGTATCCTTCATCATTAAGAGTTGCTGGTGAGTGTTATATATACTCTGGTCAGACATTTTCTCCAACAGGAACTGAATTCTTTACATACGATGATCCATATTGTTCTTGTTAATATTTATAATATATGGCAGCAATAGTAAATAAAAATAGTTTTAAATTATCATTCACTAACGAACATACAGTGTATGAAAATTACATTACTGCTCAAATTAAAGAAAACGAATTTAATTTATCATATAATCCATCTTTACGTCAGACAGGCTCAAATGCTTATTCTGAAATAAAAAACTTTGCTACTGGTTCTGATTTTGCTCCATATGCAACTACACTTGGATTATATAATGATGATAATGAATTATTAATGGTTGCAAAATTTGGTCAACCTGTTCCTATATCAGTAGAAACAGACATGACCTTCCTAATACGTTATGACACCTAATTGGTTATTATTTAAAAAACAGATCAACACGATTGATCAATTTCCCGAAAACACATTTGGTTTTATTTATAAAATCATCAATGTAGATACCAATAAAATATATATTGGTAAAAAATCACTATACCATAATAAAAAACATAAGTTAACCAAAAAACAATTAGATGAACAACCAGTTACTCGTGGTAGAAAAGCTACTCATGAGGTACTACACGTAGAATCTGATTGGAAGACTTATTATGGCTCATCTAAAGAATTAATAGCAGATATTAAATTACTTGGAATTGAAAAATTTCGTCGCGAAATTATATATCTAGCTAAAGGTAAAAAACAACTAACATATCTTGAATTAAAAGCACAATTCGAATACGATGTGTTAGAAATTAATTCATATAACGATAATATAGCTGGTAAATTCTTTCGTAAGGATTTGATATAGTATTATTTCCTAGTTATTGTTATAGTATGGAAAATCTAGTTTTGATAAACTTATTGGAAAATGTATTAGGTAAATCTAAACCTACATCACGAGGCAATCATTCATTCCATTGCCCATTTTGTAAGCACCATAAGCCGAAATTAGAAATCAATGTAGTCACTAACGAGAAGAAAGAAAATCCGTGGCACTGTTGGGTATGCAATACTAAAGGTAAATCAATTCATTCATTATTTAAAGCAATGAAAGTCGATCGTTCTAAAGTAGAACAATTAGACGTTATTATTGTGCCTGGTAAACGCCAAGTTATTGTTTATAATCAAATAACATTACCTAAAGAATTCAAAACGCTGATTGACGTTACTCTATTATCTAAAATGGATCAAATATATGCTAAACAAGCATTGCATTTTCTTCATAAACGAAATATTACAGACAACCACATTAGAAAATATAATATTGGATTCTGTACTGAAGGCGAATATAATGGACGAGTAATCATACCATCATATGATTCAGAAGGACAATTAAATTATTTTATTGCTCGTTCATTCGATCAAGACTCACCTCGCAAATACAAGAATCCATCAGTACAGAATAAAAACATAATTGGATTAGAATATTTTGTAAATTGGGATGCACCAGTAGTATTAGTTGAAGGTATGTTTGATGCCTTAACAATACAACGAAATGTTATTCCATTATTTGGTAAAGTACTCTCTGAAGCACTAATGAAACGATTAGTAACTTCAGATGTAGAAAAAGTATACGTTGCTTTAGATAAAGACGCGCAACGTGAAGCATTACAACACTGTCAAACATTAATGAACTATGGTAAAGAAGTTTACTTAGTTGAAATGGACGGTAAAGATGCAAATGAAATCGGATTTAAGAATTTCTTAAATATAATTGAAAACACATACCCACTAACATTTGAAAAAATAATGGGTATAAAACTAAAAATCACATGATTGAACAACATTCAAATGTGATCAATGATCCAAATATTAAACGGATTGTCGAACACACAGCAAATTCTAAACAAATAAATATTTTAGATAGTCGCTTCTACAGACGTAGTGATAAGTACTACCCATCTGTTACTTCCATATTGAATTATTTTCCTAAAAACAATTTCTTTCATTCATGGTTAAAAGATGTTGGTCATAATAGTGAAATTATTATGCGTAAAGCAGCTAATGAAGGAACACAAGTACATGATGCTATTGAAGATTTTTTAGGTGGAAAAGAAATTACCTGGATTGATCAATACGGAACTGCTAGATATCAATTAGATGTTTGGAAGATGATTTTACGATTTGCTGATTTTTGGAACCAAGTAAAACCAGAATTAGTATCTAAAGAGTATCATTTATTTTCTGATCAATATGAATATGCCGGTACGGCTGATTTAATTGTGAGAATCAACGGGGAACTTTGGTTATTAGACATTAAAACATCAAATTCACTACATACATCATATGACTTACAACTCGCGGCTTATGCGCAGGCTTGGAATGAAACTCATACCGAACACGTTACACGTACTGGTATTATTTGGTTAAAAGCTAAAACACATAGAGAAGGTAAAGAAGGTCAAATGCAAGGTAAAGGGTGGCAAGTTAAGATAGTTGATGATATTGAAAAGAATTTTACTATGTTTACTAAAATACAAGACATATATAAATTAGAAAATCCAAATGCTTCTCCATATACTGAAACATTACCTACTTCAGTTAAATTAAATGCAGAAAGTTAATATTTATTAGTATATTATACTGTATATTAATTAATGAAGATAGCAATTTATCCAGGCGCGTTTAAACCACCTCACAAAGGTCATTTCCAAGTAGTCAAATTATTAGTTGACAGAGATGATATTTCTGAGGTGGTAGTTGCCGTTTCGTCTAAAGAACGTGGTGGGGTATCAGTAGAACAATCATTAAAGGTTTGGGAATTGTATACTAATATATTAGGTCCTAAAGTTAAAGTTATACCATCTGAAGGCTCTCCTGTATATTATACATTATCATCGATTAAAAATAATCCTGATCAAGATTTTGTAGTTGTATTCGGTAAAGAAGAAAGTTCACGTTTTGCTTCATTAGCTGACAATCCTAAAGTAGAAGTATTTGACGCTGGTAACTTTGAAAATATATCAGCTACTGATTTTAGAGATGCTATTCAAGCACGTAATGTAAAACAAATATCTAATTTTTTACCTGCTGGTATTACAACACAGAAATTCTTTGATGCATACGGTAGCGTTTATAATAATAATGAAGAACCAATACATGAATCATTATATGAGAATCAATTCCCGTTATTAAAAGAATTTGTTGGATATTGTAAAGAATATTTAAAATTAAAATCATTACCTCCATTAAAAATGTCTTATGATCCTACAACTGCAGAATCAAGACGTTCATTTGGTGGATATGATCCAAATAATAAAAGTATTGAATTAAGTGTAGCTAATCGTCATCAAGCTGATGTTTTTAGAACATTAGCACATGAATTAGTTCATTACAAACAAGACATACAAAATAGGTTAACGCCTGAATCGGGCAAAACAGGACATGCTCATGAAAATGAAGCTAATGCTGCTGCCGCTATAATGATGAGAAACTTCGCTCAAATGCGACCTGAAATGTTTATTATAAAATGATAAAACTATTTGATATATTACAAGAAATAACTGGAAAACCAAAAGCAATATTTTTAGCTGGCCCTGCTGGATCCGGTAAAACTTATACATTAAAACAATTACTTCCAGTTGAAAAATATCAAGTAATAAATGTAGACGATACATACGAAGAATTACTTAAGTCATCTGGTTTAGGTACTAACTTAAAAGATTTCGGTCCCGAAGAATTATCTCAAGCAGCTAAATTAATGGGTCAAGCCCAAGGAGCTACTAAGGAAAAATATGCTAAAGCACTTGAAGGATTAAATAATGTTATTATTGATGGTACAGGTGCTGCATCTAAACCATTATTAAAGAAAAAAGCAGAATTAGAAGCATTAGGATACGATACAATGATGTTGATGTTATATGTTTCTCCTATGACATCTTTAAAGCGTAATGCTGAACGCGAACGTTCATTATTACCTCAAATCGTATTACGTACTTGGAGAGACACAAATAAAAATATAGATGTTTATCGTCAAGAATTTGGTGATCGTTTTATTTTAATTAATAACGATCCTGAAGATGCTAATAAAACATTTGATCCTGCTGAAGTTAAAAAATTATATTTTGATACTGCTAAATTCACCAGCAAACCTAAAACCCCAGAGGAACAAGCAAAAGGTAAAGCAGATGCAGAACAATTAAATCAAGATATTATTTCATTAGTTAAACAAATACCTCAAACAGATACATTAGATTCAGCTAAATCTAAAATTGCTATGTTAGCTGAAGCTCAACAACAATATAAATTATATTGTGATATGGATGGTGTTATTGTTGATTTTGAACGTGGATATAACGACTTAACAGGTAAGCAAGCACCTGGTGTTAATTCAACATACAATAAAGAAGATTTTTGGGGAGCAATCACTAAAGCAGGCTCTAAATTTTGGGCAGACTTAAATTGGATGTCTGATGGTCAGCAGTTATGGGGTTATATTAAACAATACAATCCTAAATTATTAACAGCACCTTCTAGAGAACATTCATCAGTAATAGGTAAAAAAGAATGGATTGATAAAAATATATCTGGAACTCCAGTTGTATTCAGACAAGCAAAAGATAAAAAAGATTTAGCAGAACCAAATGCTATATTAATTGATGATAGAAAAGATAATATCCAACAATGGATAGATGCAGGTGGTATTGGTATTCGCCATACATCTACAGAATCAACAATAAAACAACTACAAAAATTAGGGTTATAATATGGCTAAAGAAACGCTATTACAAAAAGAATTTGAAAAACGAGACGTACAACGTATTCGTAATTTACTATCAGGTAAACAAGGTGATGCTACCCAAACTCAAGTAGGATATACTACTAAACATATTAACCGAAACGAAGGTGATGTTTGGGAAGAATTCGGTAGAAAATGGACTGTAAAGAATGGCATTAAAATGAGTGTCACCAAATTAGACAGAGCTAAAAAAGCTGTATTTGCTCCTTTATTATGTCCTGAATGTTCTAAGCCAATGAAAACCGAATATGATAAGAAAATGTTTTTTATTCATAATCAATGTTTTGATTGTGTGATTAAAATGGAATCACAACTTAAAATAGAAGGTAAATATCAAGAATACGAAGATAAAATCATTAAAGCTAATGCTAATTTTGCATTAGATGAATTTGTAAATGGATTTGATTCATTTTTAGATTCGATGGATTCAAATAATGGATTCGTAACTGAACAAGGTGATATTGAAGATTGGCATGTTAAAGCTTTAGATAAACAGAAAATACGTGAACAAGTAATGAAAGACGTAGAAGAATCACGTGCTAAGTTAAATAGTTAATATTTATGGTCATAACATTTTTATCTCTTCTTAACAAAATGCATCAATCAAATGAGCTAAATGCTGCCGGGGTAGCAACAACGTGTATAGCATTATTTAATAGCTTCTTTTCTATGTTAAATCCTGTACTTACTGGTCTATTTTATATCCTATCTATTGGATGGTTAGGAGTACAGATATATTATAAAATTAAGAATAAAGGTAAATGATTGAAGAGAAAAAACTCTGTCCTAAAGGTAGATCATATTATGATCGCCGTATAGCAGCTGGTGAATCGCCATCTGCTTATCTATCAGGTCGTGCTGTTAAAGTATGTAAAGGGTTAATGGAAGGAGATGAAGAAACAGTTGAATGTGAAAACTGCGGTTGGGAATGGAATTTAGAAGATGGAGGTAAAGATCCATTCGTTTGTCATAAATGCGGACATGATAATGTTGAAAAATATGATATGAACGAATCACTACGTGATTGGTTTCAAAAAGAAGATTGGGTTCGTATCGATACTCAAGGTAATATAACAGGTCCATGCGGCACAATGAAAAAAGGACAAGCAACAACTCGTTGTTTACCTCGTGCTAAAGCAAATTCATTAACTAAAGCTGAACGTGCTGCTACTGCTCGTAAAAAAGCAAATGCTGATCGTAAAGGCGATCGTGTTGTTCCGAATACAGATAAAGCTAAAGTACGTTTAGAAAGTAAATCTCCATTATTGTGGATTCCTATTCTACAAGCCGAAAACGAGGAAATAGAACGTACAGCAGATGAATTAGGTCTACCATATGATGTAGTATATAATTCATTCGCAAGTGGTAAAGAAGTTACATTAACTGATGAAATGTGGAGTCGTTTAGAAAATACCGACTCATACGATATAAATTCTGAGGAAGAAGCGATTGAATTGGCGCGTCACTACGGTAAAGATATTCAAAGCATATTAGCCGCTGAAAAAACACCTCCCGCGTTGATTCTCCAATATTCTCCGAATAAATATTATTTAGTAGGTGGTAATACTCGTTTAATGGTTGCTAGAGCAAAAGGTATAAACCCACAAGTAATTTTAGCTACAATTGAACCTTCAAATAAATACGCATACCAAGATGTAAACGATATTGGGGCTGATTTAACTGAAGAATATGATGTAGAAAGTGAAGAGGATTACGAGGGATTCATCATGTTTATGAAGGAATACTCTCGTCAATTAACTGAATCTAAATTAACCGAAGCTGAATACCGTGGGCGTAAAGTCCAATTAGGTAAAATCATGCAAGGCGATATTAAAAAGTTTAAAGTATACGTTAAAAATGCTAAAGGTAAAGTTGTAAAAGTTAACTTCGGTTTTGGAGGTAAATCAGCTAAAGGTAAACGAATGGTTATTAAAGCTAAAAATCCAAAACGCCGTGCAGCGTATAGAGCAAGACATAATTGTAGCAATCCAGGACCACGTTGGAAAGCTAATTATTGGTCTTGTAAAAAATGGTAAAACAATAAAGATATGATTACTAAAGCAAATTTCTTCATTATCATTATATTGGTGTTAGTTGGAGTGATTGTTGTTCAACAATGTACGTCTAAAGAAGACAGTGATAAACCGCTAGTAAACGTGGATGGTAAAAACTATGAATTATTAAAACAAAAAATAGATACTGTTGTTATAGATCACTATAAAACAAAATACGTTAAAGGTTCAGACATATACCACGAAACTATAGTTGAAAAAGAAAAACGTGTTGAAGTACCTGTCTATTTAAAAGGCGATACTATTAGAATAGTTCAAGAATATAATAAAAAAGTATTATATAAAGATAAATTAGTACTAGATAATGATTTAGGTACAATTGAATTAACAGATACTATATCTCAGAATAAAATTATTGGACGTAAATGGAGTGCTCAAATTAAAGAACGTACAATTACTGACACTAAAATAGTAAAAGAACTACCTAAAAACCAAGTATATGCTGGTATATCAGGTGTAGTAGGAAATTCAAATGTATTAGTTGGTCCACAACTTACATTGAAAACAAAGAAAGACAATATTTATGGACTGAATGTATATTTGGATAACAATCTAAATAAATATATTGGTTTCAACTTAGCTTGGAAAATAAAACTTAAAAAATAATGAATCAGAAAGAAAAATTACGTGCTTTAGTTAAGTCAATGATTGCTGAAGCAGTTTCTCACCGTATCGCTCAAATTGATGAGGCAGGTGATATCGCAGCAAACGAAGCTAAAATGGCTCGTATTGAGCAAGAAGCTAAAAAGGCAGACGGCATAAAAAAATTAATGGAAAAAATTAACCTATCTCATTACATTGGAGAAAAATTAGCTGCTAAAGTAATGGAAGAGATGGACAAATCAATACAAGAATATGAAGGTGCTAGATTGGCAATTGAGGAAAAAATGTCAGGCGGTAAAGACGCTGATAAAAAAGGTAAAAAGAAAAGTGTTAAGTCTGACAAAAAAGACGAGAAGCCAGAGGAAAAAGATGAAGTTCTAGAAACTGAAGAATCAGTTGAAGAAGTTGCAATCGATTCTACTCAATTGTAATAATGACTAAAAAGGAATTAGCAGATAAAGTAAGAGCAGCAGCACAAAAGATTGCGGGTAACACTGAAAAGTTAGAGACCCCAACGGCTGCTGCTTTTAAATATTCTCCAATGTTGGAGAAATTCCCTAAACTTCAAGAAACATTAATTACATTAATGTCTGAAGACTTTACTGCATTCGTTGAAAATATTGAATGGATAGCACCTCGTCCTACTACATTCAAAATTACACTAAAGAATTTCAATACATATCATTTAATTTGGAATGGTTCTGAATTCACTGCTCGTGTAGCTGGTACTCAATACAACCTAGCTAATTTAGGTGAAGAACAACGTGCTATTAAAGCAATACAAGAGCTATTAATTGTAGGTCCTATCAATCCTGATAAAGGAGCTGCTACACCATCTCAAAACCTAAATACAGCACCTGAAGAGGCACCAGCTGAAGAAACACCTGCTGAAGCATAATGAATGTTATAGATAGATTTTTAAAGCAATACTCATATCGTTTTCCTAAAGGATATCCTAATTTAACTGATCCTTCAGATAAAAAATTAATGCAAGAAATTTTATCTGAATTAGAATTAGATTTAAAATCCCGCCCAATAACTGAAGAAACAGAATTGTATGATAAAACAATACAATCTGCTTTAAATGTTGAAGCAGTGCCTGCAGTTCAAGGTAAATATTCTTTAGGTGCTAATATTTCTTTAAGTGGGAATGATGGAGAAATATTTAAAAGATTATATCCAATATCTCCTCCAAAAGGTGGGAAAGAAGTAGGCAGTGCTGGTTCTAAAGGAACTGGAAATGGTGAAATTGCTTTATATTGGTTATTTGCTCATCAGGCAGGACATGATGCTATAGGTACTCAAGGAGGAGATAATCCTGATTTAAATATTGATGGAGTTGGAGTTGAAGTAAAAGCATATGATACTAATCGTATGACTTTAGGTAAATTTGGTTCAGATAAAGCAAATATTGAATTATTAAATACATTATTTGGTTTAGATGCTTTAGTTTCATCTTTAGAAAGTAAAGGAGCAAGTAAAAAAGTATCAACATCAACAAATTTTAATAAAGTAGACTTAACTAATACGTTTAATACTTTAAGAGATTTTAGTAGTTCAGATTTAAGAGAATTATCCGATAAGTATTCTTTAATTGGGAATATTTATGCTAAAGTAGATTCTTTATTGCAATTATTAAATTTAGAGTCTTCGTTTGATAGTAATGAAGGCGCTGCTAAATTATTAAAACAGATATTACTTATTAAATTTGCTAAAAAACCCGGTTTTGGAGGATATATGGCAAATGTTACTGAAAATGGAAAAATATCATTCCGAAAAGTAACTAAAGAAGGTATAGAAAATTTATCAACTGACGACATATTAAATAATACCTACATTAACGGAGGTGCTATTATAATAAACCCCGAAGGATTATTAAAAATTTAAAGAACGATTCATAGCCGTTCGACTTAATATTAAAAATGGATCTGTGGCCCAATCGAAAGATTGGGCCTTTCTTAATTATATTTAAAAGCAATTTAAAATTTATTATGGACAAAAAAATTATAATCGTAGGTGCTGGAGTAGCGGGTATTAATGCTGCTACTAAATTAGTGGATAATGGATATCCTGGTGAATTAATCACAATTATTGATAAAGGTAATGATCCACATAATCGTTTACCTGAAGAAGTAATGACAGGTATGTTAGGTGCTGGTGGATGGTCAGATGGTAAGTTAACTTATCATACTGAAATTGGTGGTCAATTATCAAAATATTGTGGTGATGAGAAGGCAATGGAATTAATGAAACAAGTAGTAGATAATTTTACTCGTTTTCATCCTAAACCAGACGAAATATTTATGTCTGATCCTATTGCTGAACCTGAATTTATCAAACCATATTTTGGATTGCGTTTATTTCCAGTATGGCATATTGGTTCAAATTACTTACATGAAATCGCTAAAACATGGTATTTGTTTTTAACTGATGCTGGTGTTAAATTTAAGTGGAATCATGAAGTAACTAAAATTGAATTTGAACAAAGTAATATCTATGTATTAGATGATCCTAATTCTGAAATTGGTGGGTGGATGAATTACGATGAATTAATATTTGCAGTAGGTAAATCAGGTATTGATTTTGCTCAAAAATTAGCAGATGATTACCAATTACCAAATGAACCTAAATCAGTACAAATTGGTGTTCGATTTGAAGCACCACAAAAATATTTTCAAAAACTAATCGATATCAGCTATGATTTCAAACTTTATCAGAAATTCGATAACGTATCTCTTCGTAGTTTCTGCACTAATAATAACGCTGCTTATGTGGCCGTTGAGGAAACTTATGGTGATGTTACTTACAATGGTCATGCGAAAAAAGGGGAAGAATTCCGGAACGATATGACTAACTTCGGTATCCTAATGGAAATTAAGGGTATTGAAGATCCATTTGCTTGGAGTAGAAATGTAGTACAAAAACTACAATCAAACGGAACTGGATTGTATTATTCACCATCTAGAACTTTATCTACTACATCTGAAGGTGCAACAGTATCAGCTGTACCAATTAGTTTAGATGCACTTGCTCATCAGGTTGAACCCGCACTCGATGGATATTTTAAATATGTTTGGGATTTTATCCAAGATATGAATAAAATATTTGAATTTGGTGATGATTGGGGAATGTATATTCCTGAAGTTAAGTACTTATCGCCTGAACCATTAGTTAATTATCATGATTTATCATTAAACGATTATCCTAACGTACATTTTGTAGGTGATGCTCTATCAGCTCGTGGAATTACAGTATCAGGTGCACATGGTATTTATGTTGCTGAAAAACTAATTCAAAGAGATATACTAGAGCAAATAACAGGAGTAGAGTAAAGTGCTCTTTTCCTGATTATATTTATATTAAACAAACATTAATATTATGAAAACAGAAAGACGGGGTAGACCCAAAAATCGTGAAACGTTAATTACTGAAGGTGTGATCCAACCACAAAAACGTAAATATACTCGTGAATTTAATCATGCAGATGGTACGAGAGATGTATGGACATACGATCTAGACAAAAACCCATCCGGACCTATATCGGTAGAATGTTTTTATCCTAAGGGATATAATCATATTCTTGATTATACTCATAGAGATAATCATTGGATTCCTGTTGCTCATAGAACATACATCAATCCAAAGAATGGTAAAGAAGTTAGTCACAACAAAGCAGTTAAATTAGGTTTAGCACGATGAAAATAGGTTTAGCAGGTACAATGTCTGTAGGTAAAACTACATTAGTTAAAGCATTATTAGAATTAGATGAGTTTAAAGATTATGTGGGATGTGTTGAACGATCTAAATATTTAAGCGATTTAGGTATCCCATTAAATACTGACTCTAGTGTTAAAGGTCAGTTGGTTTTCATTGCTGAACGTGCGAGTGAATTATTTAATGATAATCTATTAACTGACAGAACAGTATATGATGTTTGTGCATTTACTAAAGAGGCTAAGTCGATTAAATCTAATGAAAAAGAGATATTATTTGACGCGGCTATGTTGTTGGCTAAGCAATACGATATTATTTTTTATGTATCGCCCGAAGGTGTAGATATAGAAAATAATGGTATTAGAGAAACAGATCCTGAATATCGGGATATGATAGATAAATCTATTAAATGGTTTTTAAATATATATAAACCAAAACGTGTAGTTGAAATTAAAGGTAGTACTGAGGAGAGAATTGCTACTATATTAAATGAGATGAAAGAATTGCTACTATATTAAATGAATTAAAGAAATAATAATATTTATAATCAAACACTCCTATAAAATATATAATGGAAGATAAATTAAAAGAAATAATTGATAAAATAGTACGTGAGGAGATAATGGGTGAGATTACTACTATTGTAGATAAAAATACAAGACCTGAAGATGTTAAGGACGAAAACCCAATGACAGTAAAAACAGCGATTGATCAAGCTAAAAAAACTAATCAACCTGTAAAAGTAGCCGAAATGGCTCGTGCCGCTGAGGTGAAATATTCATTGAAGCCAGATTTTAGAGGTGAATTAGAAAGTGTACAAAGTAAATTATCTAAATCAGAATTTAGAAGTTTAGTTGATATTGTTAAAGTATTAAAAGATAAAGGCGAAGCATTAACAGCTACAGATATTTTACGTCTACACAACGAAGCTAATCCTGATCGTCAATATGCATCACAACAATCTTTTATTCGTCCATTAGTAATTGGTGCAATTGGAAAGAAAAAAATATCATATGATGAACTGCCGTTTAGTGCCTCACAAAAAGATGTGTCAACAGGATTTGAAAAAGCAACTGGTGTGGTTACTCCATCTCAAGACCGTGGTTCAAAATTCGGTCGTGATATTGAGTATACTGCTTCCACTCAAGCTAATCCAGATTACATGCTTCCTGCAGATCGTGCAGCATTAGCTGCTAAAACATTAGATTACAAACGTGCTCGTGAAGCATATCGTAAAGCTGATAACGCTGCTGGAAAACAACAATATGTTGATAAAATGAAATCTATGGTAGATAATGATGATGAACTAGGACAAGAAATTGCTCAACAATATGCTGATGGATTAATTCAAACACAAGATCCAGTTACCTTAGAATTAGCTAAAAAATTCCGCATTACAAAAAAGAAATACGGCATACCTAAAATTTCTGATAAAGAAACTAGAGATGCTGCCGCTATCGTTGGTGCTGAAGACGCTGAAGAAGAAGTATAAAAATTTTTCATAATAATGTTTGTTTATTTAGAGAGTCCGCTTTTAGCGGACTTTTCTCTTTTTATATATTTATATACAAAAACACATTATGACAAGAAACGAAGCATTATATAACGCAAAATTAGCAGTGTTAGCTTATTCCAACCAAGATCAAATCATATGGGATGATTATGGATTAGAATTAGTAAAATGGATCGAACATAAAAAATCAGACACACAAGGATTTGTAGCAATAAAGGATAAATCAATATATGTTGTATGGAGAGGCAGTGAATCAAAGAAGGATTTCCAAAACGATGCTTCAATTGATAAAGTACCATTTATAAACGAAGGTGAAAAAGTACACATTGGATTTAAAAGTTCCTGGGAATCAGTAGTAGGTGATACCTATGATGCAATCGATACTGCATTAGAAAACCTACAAGGTAAAGCTACAGATATTGTAGTTTGTGGACATAGTTTAGGTGGTGCAGTAGCAACATTATATGCGCACTCAATTAAAAAACACTACCCACATTATAACGTTAAATCAACAACTATTGGTAGTCCAAGAGTAGGTAATAAAGTATTTAAGGAAAATTACGATAATAGTGGTATAGATACTTTACGAATAGTACATAACAACGATTTAGTAACACATACACCATACATTAGATTTTACCACGTTAATTATCAGGTACGATTAGATACAAATGGTAATAAATTACAAAATGATGGGTCTTTAAAATCACTTTGGTTATACCTAAGATCATTATTTTCCGGTAAGACTATTAAGGATCATATGGGTGATGGATATATACAAGCATTAGAAAACTGGACGAAATGAGTGAAACAAATATAAAGGATATAATTAGACAAGAATACGTTAAATGTCTAACTGATCCGATTCACTTTATGCGTAAGTACTGTATGGTACAACACCCAACTAGGGGGCGTGTAAATTTTAATCTATACCCATTCCAAGAGCAAGTACTGAAGTTATGGTTAAAGAATGATTATACAATCATTAATAAATCACGTCAATTAGGTATATCAACACTAGCTGCTGGTTTTTCATTATGGACAATGTTATTCCATAAAGATAAAACAGTATTATGTATTGCAACTAAGCAATCAACAGCTGTGAACATGGTAGATAAAGTACAATTTATGTACCAGCAATTACCCGGATGGCTTAGAGGTAAAGAAAAACCAGATTCAAATAATAAATTATCATTAAAATTATCTAATGGATCCCAGATCATAGCATCATCTGCTGCTTCAGATGCTGGTCGTTCATATGCTGTATCATTACTATTAATTGATGAGGCTGCTTTTATTGATGGAATTGATCGGATCTATACTGCAATTAAACCTACAATTTCAGCTGGTGGGGGGTGCGTTGCACTATCATCACCAAACGGTATTGGTAACTGGTTCCATAAAACTTGGGTAGGTGCTTTAAATTCAGAAAATTCATTTCTACCAATTAAATTACCTTGGGATGTGCATCCTGAACGCGATGCCGCGTGGTTTGAAAACGAAAAGGCTAATATGGGGGCTCAAGAAATCGCCCAAGAATATGAATGTGACTTTTTAGCTTCTGGTAATAACGTTGTAACAAATGATATTTTAGAATACTATGAGAAAAATTATGTAATAGATCCCGTCGAAAGACGTGGTATGGCCGGAGATTATTGGATATGGGAATACCCAGATCCATCTGAAACATATGTAGTAAGTGCTGACGTTGCTCGTGGTGATGGAAGTGATTATTCAACGTTCCACGTTTTAGCAACTAAATCACACAGACAAGTAGCTGAATTTAAATCTAAAATCGGTACTCGTGAATTCGCAAATAATCTAATAACAGCAGCTACTGAATATAACTCAGCATTATTAGTAGTTGAGAACGCAAATATTGGGTGGGATGTTATTAATTCAATTACTGAGCGTGGGTATACAAATTTATATCATTCACCTAAAGGTGGTGATATGTCGATTGATAATTTTGTATATAAAATGGAAAACGACCAAACAATTCCAGGTATAACAAATAAATCTACAACACGCCCATTATTTATTTCTAAATTAGAATCTTCATTACGTGGTAAAGAATTTATA